CGCTATCAGGATCGCTCTATGCTGACGTCCAAGCACAGCAGACCATCAAGGTCAAGGTCGGTCCAATCGAGAAAACCACGACGCCTAGCGCAAGCGGGCAAGTCACATACAAACAAGTTGATTCGCTGCTTAAACAATTGATCCTTGGCGGCGGATCGGTGGCAGTCATTCGCGCATGACCTTCTATTCCGAAATGGCCGATGTCGCCGATGACCTCATCATCGAATTCGGCCAAACTGTCACGCATCGCGTCCAATCCGGAACAGCGTATGACCCTGATACTGGATCATCTTCCGTTAGTTATGTCGATTCTGATGGCCATGGCTGTATGGTGGAATTTGACAAAGACGTGATTGACGGCACGAAGGTTCGCATTGGCGACAAGCTGTGCCTGCTGTCTCCAATCGGCGTAACAGAGCCAAAGGACGGGGACAAGATCGTTATTGGCTCGGAGACGTGGAGCGTTGTCCCGCCGGTTTCTGTGGTAGCTCCGGCTGGAGTTGCGTGTCTGTACGAAGTGCAGTTACGTATGGATGAATCTGGGGCGGTTGCTCCTACTCCGACAATTCCGGCGAACATCACGGCTCCGGTTATTAGCGGGAATACCGCTGTCGGTTCTGTTCTGACGACCACAATCGGGAACTGGTCCGGTCTGTTGCCAATGACGCCTTCCTATCAATGGCGTGCTGATGGTGTGAATATCAGCCTGGAAACGGCAAGCACCTACACGACGCTAATCGGTGACGTTAGCAAATACATCACTTGTCGCGTGACAGTGACCAACGCCGATGGATCATCTGGCGCTAACTCCAACGCGATTGTTCCGGCATGACAACTTTTGCACTCGACCTGACGAAAGCAATCGAGAAAGCAAAGGAAGACGCAGAGAATACTGTAAGGCGCATCTGTATCAACCTTTTCTCTGAGGTTGTTGATATGTCGCCAGTGGGCAATCCTGAACTGTGGGCAATCAATAGCCGATCAATGTACATGCGGAAAACCCATAACCTGTTTGTCGATGCCATCAATGCAGACGCTGGCGAAGGCGGAAAAAAGGTCCGTCGCATGGGCAAGAAGAAATTGCAAGAAACCTACAAGCTAAAAGCCGGCAAAGGTTATGTCGGCGGGCATTTCCGCAGGAATTGGAATATCTCGTTTAACTCGCCAGACAGATCAACAACTGACGAAACGGACGCCAGCGGTAATGTGGCAAAGGGCAAGATTGAGGCCCTTATGAAGACATACAAGCTAGGCGATATGAGCGTTTATCTAACCAATAGCCTACCGTATGCGCAACGCCTTGAAGAAGGTTGGTCAGAGAAACAAGCGCCGCATGGCATGGTCCGCGTTTCAATCGCCCGCTTTAATGCAGGTTATGGCGCATGAGCAACAAGACAATACGCGCCGCACTTGAAGGCAGACTGGCTACATGGGCCGCTACGCAATCGCTGACAGTGGCATACGAAAACATCGCATTCAACCAGCCGGCAGATACTTATCTTCGCGCGTGGTATCTGCCAGCCACGAACGATAGTGAAGACCTAGCAGGACTCCATACCCGCTATCTCGGAATATTTCAGGTTGACGTTGTCGGCGTTGAGAACGTCGGCACGGGCGCAGTCGGGTCTATCGTTGATTCACTAATCACGCAGTTCCAAACAAACCTATCCATTGTTAAGTCAGGCTTAACAATTCGGGTAATAGGTCCGCCGTCGGCAAGGCGCGGGGAATATGAACCCGGGCGCTACATCGTCAAGATTTCTATCCCTTACCGCTGCGACAAAATTTAGCCCCGAAAGGGGCTTTCTACTGCCCATTTTGGGCGCATCCGACCGCTGAGAGGCGGTTATTTTTCGCCCACTGAAAGGAAACATCATGGCCGTATCCCTCCCGAATGGCGCAATCGTCGCTATCGCATCTGCTTATGGCGCGTCAAAAACCATGAGCGCACTGACCAACGCTAATCCCGGCGTGGCAACCCTCGAAGCCGCGCATGGCGTCGCCACTGGCGATTACATCGAAGTTACTTCCGGCTGGTCGCGCCTGACCAACAAGATCGTCAAGGCGGGCACGGTTTCCACCAATGACGTTCCGCTTTCCGGCATCGACACTACCCTGACTTCGATCTATCCGGCCCTCGGCGGCACTGGAACTGTCCGCGAGATCACTACGTGGACGCAGGTTGCCCAAGTTCTGACTTCGCAATCCCAAGGTGGCGAACAGCAATTCCTGACCTACCAGTTCCTCGAATCGGACGCCGAGAAGCGCATCCCGACCACCAAGAGCGCCGGAGGATGGAATATCTCCATCGCCGATGACGCTACGCAGGCCGGCTATATCGAGCTGGAAAAGGCCAACGATGATCGACTGCCGCGTGCGCTCAAGATTACGCTGCCTTCGGGTGCGGTTCTGGTCTATAACGCGTATGTTTCGATCAACAAGACCCCGACTCTGACCGTGAATGAAATCATGGCGTGCGAGGTTACGTTCAGCTTCTTGGCCGAACCTACCAGGTATGCCTCATGAGCTTTAAGATCAAGGCCAATCCGACCTTCCCGGCCACGGTTAAAATCCGTGCGCCGGGCGGGGAGGTTAATGAACTAAAGGTTGTATTCAAGCACAAGCGAAAAGACGATGTTCTGTCTTTCTTCACTGAGGCGTCAGAGAAAGAACGAACCGACGTTGATTGCATTCTTGATGTTGTCGAATCATGGGATGCCGACGAACCTCTGTCAAAAGAATCCGTCACTGACCTGATCCAGAACTATGCCGGTGCTGCTGCGGCGATTTTCCAGACGTACATGACGGAACTCGTCGCGGCACGCTTGGGAAACTGAAAGAGCTATCCCGAGAATTTTACAAGAAGGAACCGACTGAGGCTGAATTGGCCTTGGTCGGTCTTTCGCGCGCCGATCTGGATAGCGAAGATGTAGAAGTATGGCCTGAGAACATGCCGGTAGTTCGGTTGTTTGATGCCATGCGCACACAATGGCGCGTAGGATTCTCAGGCGCATATGGACTTGATTACACTCCGCTTCCGGCAGTCATGGACATACTCGGAATAGAAGACCGCGCCTATGCTTTTGAGGGCTTGCGCGTCATGGAATACGCGGCGTTACACGAAATGCACAAGGATAAATAATGGCTGAGAACAAGACCACGCTAGGCATTGAGGTAAAAACCTCGGGCGTGGCTCAAGCCGCTGCCGACCTGCAAAAACTCCAAGGCGCTGCGTCATCCGCAGAAAGATCGACGGCGTCAATGTCGTCCGGCATCAATGCCGTAAATGCACAACTTGCCGCAATGGCAAGCAAAGCCAAGGGAGCAGGCAATAGCTTCACTGGTCTTGACCCTGCCGCCCAAAGCGCGGCAAAGCTGGCAAAAGAACTCAAAGAAACAGCACAAGCGGCCAAGTCCGCATCATCCGAAATTGAAAAAGCCGCGAAGGCATCCGATGGGCTAGGTGGAGGCACGTCTGCATCTACGATTGCCAAGGGAGGACTTGCGGCTATGGCGCTTGCCAAAGCCTGGGACGGGGTTGCGTCGTCCATCGGTGATGCTGTCAAGATGGCAGACGACTATACCCGTGTCGAGTCGAAACTGCGCGGCGTAACTGGTGGAGTTGCTGGTGCTGTTGCTGCACAGGCTGAACTATTCAAGATCGCGCAGGATACACGTCAGCCATTCATTGAACTAGCGAACACCTACGCACAAGTAGCTCGCGCGACTGCTGACATGAGCATCTCGCAAGAGCAGTTAATGCAGGTGACCAAGACCGTATCGCAAGCCGTATCGCTATCTGGGGCTTCCACACAAGCCGCTCAAGCGGCAATGGTTCAGTTCTCGCAAGCAATGGCATCCGGTACGCTGAGAGGAGAAGAACTCAATTCAATTATGGAGCAGACCCCGCGCCTGGCGCAAGCCATCGCACAAGGCATGGGAATAGGCATTGCTGAACTTCGCCGGCTTGGTCAGCAGGGCGAACTGACCGCCGAGCAAGTGTTAGGGGCTATTGCAAAATCCGCAAAACGCATTGACGATGAGTTCAAGTCAATGACCCCAACGGTTGCGGATGGATTCACTAAACTCGCTAATTCGGCCGGCAACTTTATTAGCGTCATCAACGAAGCGACTGGCGCATCAAGGGCATTGTTCAATGTCCTAGCATCACTTTC